CTGGATATCCAGCCTCCGCGAGGTAAGACCTCGTCCATTCAGGCTCCTGAGGAGACCGACTATGCCATCTCGCAGTCGTAGCCGTTCTGGTGCTAAGGCACCCGGAGGTCAGATTTTTCTGGCTTCCGGTTCCACCATTAATTTTCCTGACAACGTTGGCTCTATGAGCGAAAGTTGTACGGATTTTGTGGGGAACTTTACGGGTATGAACGGTTTCGACCTCGATAAGAGGTGGAAACGCAGTTCACCTATGACTGGGAGACAGATCGACTCGAATGGTAAGTTGATTAGTTGGTCCGTTGGTGAACCTATTCCGACCGGTTTCGGTTCGGGGTATGGTCCACTCGGATACTCTACAACTTTCACCGAGTCATCTGATGCGGCGCTCGCAGTTAAAGTACTAGCACGGAGTAATCCGTCTAGGCCGGTAGTTGATCTACCAGTATTTATCTACGAACTCCGCGACATCCCTCACATGATCAAAGAAGCCGGCGAAGCGATTCGCTGGGCCAAAGGACTTGGCAAGGGCACTCGTCCAACTGTTAGGGGGTTAGCGCAAGCTAACCTGTCTTATCAGTTTGGATGGAGGCCCCTCATCTCTGACTTGTGGAAACTCTTCACTTTTCAGTCCGCCTATGAAAAGAAGCGTGCTGAGTTAGAGAAGTTGTTTTCAAAGGGAGGGCTACACCGCTCCGTGTCTCTGGAATCCGAAGAACGGAACAAGTCATTCGAGAATCTCTCGATTAACTCTACCGGAGTCGGAATTAATGCAAGGGCACATAGCTCTGCTATATACCATGCATGGGGTTCTGTGCGTTGGAAACCAACGCTAGTACCCCCAGGTACACGACATCCTAGTGACCTAGAGATCTATAGAGCTGCTCTAGGGCTGGATATCACATTATCCACGGTCTGGGAAGCTATTCCCTGGTCGTGGCTAATTGATTGGTTCTCTACGGTGGGAGACTTTCTCTCAGCGTATCGAAATACCATACCAGCTACATACTCAGACCTCTGCATTATGCGGAAGCGAGAGTTATATATCACGTACACTACGCAGTCCATTACAAATGGCTACGAGTGGGGAGGAGCGGAAGTAGGGTGGTGGCATAAAAGCCGTAAGCCCTACGTCGGTCTCATCTACCCAACTGTGAGTCTGCCATTTCTGTCAGGCTCACAACTGTCGATCCTTAGTAGTCTGCACATCACTAGGGCTTCGAAGTGAAACCATATCTGATGTGCTTATCTACTAAGGGGTAGAGGAACTATGATCGGCGAAACCGTCTCTGTTACGATTAATGCTGTACCTTATACACTTAATCGTATCAACCAGGATAACTACGCGGCTGAGTACTTTATGCGGGACGCAACCCAAGAGGTTACGCTTCGCATTCGGCATCAGAACGAGTCAGTTAAGCCCGGTAATGTGGCTTTCGAGCGTCACCAAATCGACTTGAGTCGTAAGGTGTACGCTACGGCGACCACTGAAGAGAAGTCCTATCAGGCGTATACGGTTATTCGCCTCCCTAAAGGAGGTGATCCCGATGCGGCTGAGCAGCTGACTACCGCACTCTGCGGTTTCCAGTCTGCAGGAACTCTCGACAAGATCGTCGGCTGGCAGTCTTAAGGGGCTGTCAGCGTCACATTGGACGGTACGCTTATCGTAGCGTAGATCATAACCTAGGAGTTGGCTATGATGAAAAGCTACGTAAGCTTCCTCGAGGGTCTCTACACTGCCATCCTACAGGATGTCAGTGCCTGTTACCCAAGAGACGCCGTTGAATGGACGCGGGATCTTACCCGCCTCCGTTCTTGTATGAAACACAGAGGTCTACGGTTCTTTACCGTAGATCTTCCTGCCATGGGCAAGCACCTTGATCAGTGCTTAGCCAATGGCGCCCTTACTCCTTCTGGGTTGCCTTGTCAGGCTCCCCATAAGAAGGGCACACCAGTCCCAGGACTATTCCGGGGGTTGATGTGGAGGGTGTTTCATAATAATGGCGTCGTTCGGTCTGACGTCGACACTACAGCTCTGAAATTTCTAAGGACATTGTATTATGTCGCCAAGAAACTCAGAATGGAGTGCCCTCCGGAAGCTGTCTTCGCGACAGTTAAGGAGTTCTTCGACGTCGAGCATGATGCTCATAATCCTACTCTTGAGTGGGACTCTGATGATCTTGAGTTTGCGGGTGTTGGGGCAAAAGTCAACTTTGTTGACCTTGCCAAACAACCAGCATCTGCTGAGACCCAAGACCAGCTGCTCTTGTTCTCTTCTGAAGAGAAACAATTCAGCCATCTTGCTCCCTCCCTTACCACTTTCCAACGCGTATGCGATTGGATAGTTGGTGGGGAGTTTGGTCCTGTCCATTGGCAGGACCTGAGACCGAAACATGGACCAGGAGCTGTTGCAGATGCCAAGTTAGGAAAAGAGTCAAAGTACTCATTTCCTCATTGGCCTGCGAAACTCGAGCGTACCTTCCCAATACAGGAATATGGCTATGCCAATTTCAATGCTTGGGAAAGTGACCCGCTTAGGACTGAGGATCTTGAAGTCAAAAGACTTCATGAACCTCCTTCTAAGCTTATTGCCGTACCCAAGACGCAAAAAGGACCAAGGCTGATTGCCTCGGAACCAGTGTGTCATCAATGGATGCAGCAAGCACTCAAGCGTGAGCTTGAGCGCATGGTCAGCGGATCCGTTCTTAGATTCTCGATTAGCTTTGCTAGTCAAGAGCCCTCGCGACGGGACGCACTCGAGTCTTCCCGCACCGGTCTTCGAGCGACAATTGACTTGTCGTCTGCGAGTGACCGGTTGTCTTGCTGGGTGGTCGAACGTGCATTTAGGTCTCATGGAGACCTCTTGCACTCCTTCCATGCAGTCAGGACTCGGTGGCTTGTCAATACCATTGACAAGAAACAGCCGAAGTATATCAAACTTCGGAAGTTTGCACCGATGGGATCTGCTCTTACCTTCCCTGTGCAGTCTATTGTGTATGCTCTGGCTGCTATCTCTGTTGTTATTCAACAACGGGGATGGGCAGTTGATCGTACATCAATAGCTACGGCAGCGAAGCTGGTCCGAGTCTATGGGGACGATATCATCGTTCCCGTGGACTGTGTTGGGTATCTCAGGGATCTCCTTACGGGGATCGGCCTCAAAGTCAACGATTCTAAAACATTCTCTAAAGGATTCTTCAGAGAAAGTTGTGGCGTTGACGCGTATGCAGGTGTCGATGTGACACCTACCTACGTCCTTGAGGTTGCAAGAGAGACCCGGCCTGAGTCCATCGTAAGCCTAGTCGCCTCTCACAATAACTTCCTTAGGGAAGGTTGGTTTGAGGTAGCTAAGTACTTACAATCGACAGTACCCATTAAGATCTGTAAAAAGATCCCAACGGTGTCGATGGGCTCAGAATCCTTCGGATGGTATTCATACGCTGGAGCCGATTACTCTGGAATACGTTCCAGGGTTAATCGTCAACTCCATCGTGTGGAATATAAGGTGCTTAGCGTGCTTATGCGCTCTAAGCGCCTGTCCATCGAAGGATGGCAGAGTCTACATCAGTATTTTACTGAGTGCCCGCCAGCCAATTCACATTGGATGTCGGGCTATGACTCTATAGCGAAGTCAAGCCTGAGGCTTCGCTGGGCGGCTCCGTGAGGAGTCGGAGGGATCCTTTTCCCTAAAGGAAAAGAGATGACTTGGG